GCCTCATCGGCTGATCAATCCGAAGTACGGCGTGCAGTCTATCGAGATCAACTGCTGCCGAGGATTGATCTTCTCGAACTTCCACGACGCCTTGCCATTCGACGAAGAAGACCGCCGGTATGAGGTTGTCGATAATCCGACAGTGCCGAAGGACGCAAATTACTACACGAAGATGTATGCCATGCTGCAGGACCCGTTGTTCATCGCATCGGTCCGGCAATCCCTGCAGGCCATGGACATCTCGACATTCAATCCCGGTGCCAGGGCAGAATTGAACGAGGCCAAGAAACACGCAATCTTGGTGATGCGAACCGACATCGACCAAGGTCTGCGAGATTTTAAGGAAGAGTGTGAAACCAAGCTGGTGTCGCGGGCGGACATCGAGATGGCCGTAGACCCGGGCCACAGCGTGAGCACGGCGGCTTTCACCCACGCCATCCAGAGAGCCGGCATGGGACTCACGGGCCGGCAGGTTAAGGATGTGGGATATGGCAAAGAGAACAAGACGAGGCACACGGTCGTCATCATCGACAAGAATGCCTGGACTGTTCAGATGGTGAAAGACGCGGCCCCCCAGATGCTGCTCAAGGCCATGGGGAAGCCCTCTGAGGCCCCCTATCAGAAGGGCCGTCGAGGCTGAGTAGACTGAGTAGACTGAGTAGACTGGGTGGTCTGAAGTGCGGGGGGAAATACAACGGCGCGGGGGGTGGCAGTCCCCCATACCACGGTATGCTATAATAATACCCTTTGAAAAAATATTCGCAAAGTATAGACCACCCAGTCTACTCAGTCTACTCAGTCCAGACCGTGGCGGACCCTGCCAATTTCCCCATCCCGTTACCCTCAGGTCACTTGCAAGATGCAGAGACCATGCAGATGGCCGTGGATCACGCCGACGGCCAGGGCCTGAGAACTCCACCCCATCCATATTTCCCGTGATGTGGCGTGCGCTCCGTTACTTTGGCGGCCATGACTGCGGGGAGGCCATGACAACCAAAGCGAAATGGGTGCCGAACAAGAAAGGCCTCGATCCGGCCAAGGTCATCGAAGCGATCACGCACTGTCGCGGCCTGTTGGCCCCTGCAGCCGAGCGTCTTGGTGTCAGCCGAACGAACCTGCGGGGCTACATCGGCAACCATTCAAGTTGCATGAAGGCGCTCAAGGAGAGCCGCGAGGCCCTCGGGGACTTGGCCGAGAAAAAATTGTTCGAACTCATCGAGCAAGGGGACTTCAAGGCGATCCAGTTTTATTTGAACACGCTCTGCCGGGACCGTGGCTACGGTTGGACCAAAGACCAGATGCCAATGGGCGACACCGGCGTCGGTGTCATCACCACGATCAACATTCTTGCCGTGCCCAGTGGTCGATATTTGACGGCAGCGGAGGTGGCCGAGTTGGAGGGTCAGCCGCCAGAAACCTATCAGCCCAAATCTCGTTCATCGGAACACCTGCGGCTGATCGACGGCGACGGCGAACCGGCGGCGTAACTACAGGCAGTAACACATGGTCAGCTTCGACGACGATGAGATGAAGACTCTGATGTCTGCGGCTGAGGTTGTCCCCATCGAACGCCGCAGTGAGTTTCTCAATTCCGTCGCTACGTTGCTCATGTCAAACCCTGCCGACCGGGCCGCAGTCGTCGCCAAGGTCCAACGGTCGTTCCTGGCGATGCCCGCATCTGACTGCTGTACTGGCAGTTGCAATGATCGTTGGGCCGGCGACTGACGCGGCCAGGAGTCTTGTCCCATAATCCCTCTCGTCTGGCCGTGTAGAAAACTCAATGTTTTCAATCGCCCGTTGCCCGCAAATTTAGTGCCCAATGACCAAATGATTGTGATACACACCCTCTAGGAGCTAATTCCTATGAGGGAAAACATTCATGATGATGGCGAAACGTAATCCTGTGCGGGTCGGTCTTTACTGCCGCACTTCGACCGATGGTCAGACGACCAAGAACCAAGAACTTGAACTCGAAGCCGTGGCTGCCCGTCATGGCTGGCAGATTGTCCACACCTACCACGACAAAGGCATCAGTGGCGGAAAGGGCCGGGACCAACGCCCTGGCCTGGACAAGTTGATGAAGGCCGTGGCCCGCAAGGAAGTGGACATCGTCGCCGCATGGTCGGTGGACAGATTAGGCCGGTCTCTGACGGATTTGTGCGCGGTGCTTCAAGAACTCCACTCGAAGGGCGTGGACCTGTATTTGCACCAGCAGGGTCTCGACACTTCAACCCCTGCCGGTAAGGCCTTGTTCCAGCTGCTTGGCGTCTTTGCCGAGTTTGAGCGCAGCATGATCCGGGAGCGCATCATGGCTGGCCTCTCTCGCGCCCGGTCTGAAGGCACTCGCTTCGGTCCACCGGCGACGGTGGCCGATGACGTTGCCAAGGTCCGTGAGATCAAAGCCGCCCGTGCTGCCGGCAAGAGCCTGCGGGTGATCGCCCGTGAGTTCGGCGTCGGTCACGGCACTGTGGCCCGCCTGACGGCTGGGGCGGTGTGATGAAACTCCGTTTCTGTGCGACCTGCGGCACCACTGTCTCTCTCGAACATCATCACTTGGTGACACGGCCGGAAGGCGGCACTGATGAAAAGACAAATTTGATTACCCTCTGTACCCCTTGTCATTTCAAGTTACACAAACGCCAACTCAACGGCACCTACAATGCTAGTGAAAATATCAAAGCCGCCTTGGTCATGCGGAAGGCCCAAGGCGTCAGGCTGGGTGGCCTCAATGCCGGCGGCATCCGCACCCGAGAGGAAGCCAAGGCCCGCGCCGAAGCCCTACGGCCAATCCTGAACAAGTTTACTGACAAGTCCACCCGCGCCATCGCCGCTGAGCTGAATGACCGTGGAGTGCCGACGCCGACGGGCGGGCCCTGGTACGCCCAGACCGTGATCCGTGTTCAACGCCGCTTGGGAATGTCCTGATGGCGCACGGTGATCGAGTCTGCGCCTGCTGCGGTAGCTTCACTGGCATCGAACGGCATCATCTGTACTTGAAGTCCGAGGGTTGCCCCGATGACCTGACCGTTTGGCTTTGTCATGTGTGTCACGGCCGCACTCACGGGTTAAGCCGCCGCATCGACATTGGCCGGAGTGTCCGCACTGGTTTGACTGCCGCCAAGGCCCGTGGGGTAAAACTCGGCAACCCAAAGGGCCACCAGATCAAGCGAGCCGATGTCGGCACCGCCCGTGGCCGGATCACCATCATCCGCAACGCCAATATCTTTGCCGACCGCTTACGCCCGGTACTCGATGAACTCCGCACGATGTCAGCGCGCAGTGCCGCCCGAGAACTAACCCGTCGGGGCTACGCCACGCCCCGTGGCGGCCACTGGACGGCAAGCTCGGTCATGAACATCCGTCGCCGCCTTGGAAAGGGAGGAGCATGATGCCAACCAAGAGGAAGAAACGAGTCCGCACCAGCGGTGTTGTTAAACAAACTAGCGGTGTGCCCAAGATCGCTGCTCTACCCCCGCCACCGGCTCCGACGTTCGCTGACTCGTGGGTCTACTTCGCTTTCTTGTTCGGCACTGCGGTCCTGGCGTACTACGCCATGATCCCAATCTTGATTATCGCGGCCGTCGTCGCCCTGGGCTGGACCTGCAAGCGCTATCCGCTATTCGCCTGGTTCCTCTTCGTCTTTGTCCGCACGCTGATCGGCCGCCGCTGACCTGCGAGCAGTGAACACCTTATCCGCCGCTCTGCCACCGGAAATCACGGCAGATCGTGATTTTTACAGGTAAGACCGGTGCTGGGGTGAGCAGCTGGGTGAGCAAATGACCCGGCCTTGCAGCAGACCAACGGGGCTCTTACATTCCAGAACAAGAGCCGAAGCCGTTGGGGGGTCAGGCTCTCTAATCTCTAGCCCCCCGCACTGCTGGCCTAATGTGCGATGTCGGCTACCGCAAGGGACCCTCGCACACGGGAAAAGGAGAGCACCCGATGGGTGTATTTCTGCTTCTCGAAGCCAGTCAGCCGTGCGGTACGACCTACCGTCTTGGCCTGGGTTGCCTCGTGCATCCCAATCTGGCTTCGATGATAGCCTTACTGTCACGGCTGTTCTGACGCGTGGGGGCACTCCGGAAACGGGGTGCCCTTTCGCTTTAGTGCACCAATCACGCTTCGCAGTGTTGATGACGCAGCCTAATTGATGGAGGATGCCTGCTACTTCGGGATAGGGGGCTGTGATGCGCGCAGGATGGGTTATTGCCGGGTCTATGCTGCTCGCGTCTTGTGCTTCCGCCCCTCAAAAGGCAGTGAATTGGGCGCGGGTCGACGCCAAGCCGATTAACCGCGCGACGCTGGAGCAGACCCTTGCGGTCTGCCGCGCCGAGGCGATTGCAGCGGGCGCCCGCTACGGCAGTTATTCGTCCGGCTTAGAGGCGTTCGCCCAAACGGGTTACGGAATGCCCAGTGTTGATTTTTCGCCACTCGGTAATCTTGGCAACGACTACCAGGCCGCAGCAGATCGTCGCCGGCGGATCGATCTACAAGATTCGATGATCCGATCCGCGATGTCCGCCTGCATGGCCCGCAGCGGGTACATCGAAGGCTAGGAATCGCGCCGATTGTTTTGATCGTCTCTGGCTCGAGATTGGCCCTCCCGCTGATTGGTCTTCCTGCCCCTAACTCCGTTATGATTCCCGCTCGATAGAACTCCTTCCGGGTGTTCCTGGCCTGGAAGTCATGAGCGGGAGGCCGGTCCAAACCCTGGCGGCGCGGCCGGTCTCGACGCCACTCGTTCCATATGGGGGCTTCGATGACGTTCGACAAAAGTCAGAGTATCAAGGCCGGAGTAATGATGATAGGCGCAGAGCATCCTGTGCAACAGATGGCGCTGCTGCAGAGGGACCGGATCCAGAAGGGCGCTTATCTGCACGGCGGCGAGTGTCCGGTGATGCTGAAGTCAGCAGTCGCCAAACCCCTCAGCGACTTCGCCGCCATCGCCCAGCGGCTCGCCGACGCGGCCAAGCGGCTGGAAGATATCCGGCGGGCGGTCCGACGCAAATGACCAATGTGATCAAATGATCGGCTTAGCCCTGCAGATGCAGTACCGACTGGCGCAACTCGCCAAGCGACACGGCACCCTGCCGCCTGCAGTCCACGAAGAGCCGTCGTTGCCGCCGGCCGACGGCCCTCAGGTGTTGTCCGGCATCGCCGCCAGCACCGATGTTGACTTGGAGCGCATGCGGTTCCGCCGGTTCAGTTTGTCGTGGCTGCCGTGGCGCTTGCCCGAACTCCTGTACCGCCATCAGGCCGGCGCCATCGGCACAGTCGACGCGTTGGAGTGGACCCCTGCGGGCCTCCGGGTAACGTGCACGACGGATCACCCTGCCGCCAAACTCTGTGGCGCGTTCAGCATCGCGGCCACGATCCAGGACTACGCCA